GTGATTTACCTCACATTTTAATTTGTGATCTTAGTTTTTTAATTCTGATACGACGGCGTCATGCCATGCGCTTGTAATTTGATTTCCAAATTCAGAAACTAATTCGGAATAAATTTCATCTTGGTAATTTAAGTAGTCATTCATTTTTTAATCCTCCGTTCTAACAGAAACAGTAGCCCAATTATCTTGGAGCGAATTTGTAGGGCGGTAGCGAATAGCATAATCTTGCCAACCACTAGCAGGATAAGTATCCTCACGCTTTTCAGCAAAGTTTATTATTCCGCCATTGAATCTACGACGGAGAGAAGTTGGCGCATAGTATTGGTCAACTAATAAATCAACAATAGAATAACCTCTCATTATGATAACCAACTTTCTTGAGTGTAAGACAACCACTCACCAAGGGTCATTAAGCCCTTGTATTCATTACATTTACCGCAGAAATTATCTGAGGAGTAATCTGAGCAAAATACGCAGACAATTAAATTAGCCTCATCGGCTTGGACATTAGAGATAGTAATCTCTCTGATTAGTGTAGTCATTTATTGACCACCTTTCGTTAGCGATTAAAAACTTTATTTAATCTGATACCTAGTATCTTACCATGACCCACCGACATTTAGCACATTACTTGTCGGTAATTCCACATAGTAAGACGCTCAAGTCGTGTGTCTTTCATCACATGCGACACGCCCGACACGCCACGACACGCCCAAGATCCAGGGTGTTTTTAATTACACACGTAACGACACGCCCGACGCCGCCACATCTGTGGGCGCCCCCGCTTTTGTCAAGGCGACACGCCGTTAGATTACTGTGATTTTACTCATAGTCTTTAAGTATTTTTTCTAACTGATCAATTTGCTCATCGGTTAAAAAATCTAAATTATTTATTCCGTTTTTAAATTGGTTAGCTAAATTATCTGCGCCGTTTTCCATTATTCATTTTCCATTTCTGCTAAGTAATCTTCATGTTCTACTAATCCTATTTGATAAGCGATAGGGTCGCAATTAAAAAGTATTTCGGAGGCGGTAAATGTTGAGTACCCAATTTTTACATCGGGATAACTATCATCTAACATCTGGTCAAAACTTTCTTTTATTTCGATTTCTTTTTCTAATTGCGATTTCATTTATCTCTCCTAAGTAATACGATAGAATAAATAAAAGCAATAGAGCCAACTAGTAGCCATGTCGGGATATCTATACCGACACCATTAGGCCATAGCCCGTTAATGTATAGCGAAAAGTATTCGCTGTCTAATAATAATTCTAAGTTCATTATTCGTATGCCTCCCAATCTAATGTTAATTCTTTCTCGATTATTTCATCAAGGCTAACGATATCACTATCGCTAATCGCCTCAGCGTTAATCTTATCTAACGCCTCTAATTCATCTAGATAGACATAAGCGTCTGCTATATCCGCTTGGATAGTATCCCATTTAGTCATCATTAGTTTTGCTCTACCTTTCTAAGGTGGGCAACTACGCCCTTAGAAACCTTCTGTAATTCACTTACTACTTTAAGCATTTCATCTGCGCTAGTAGCGGTGTAATCAACGCCTAGTAATTGAGCGCCGTCCCATAGTGAGTAGGTTATTGTTAGTTTATTCATTTTCTTTCCTTCTTTCGTTAGGTTTTTCATTAAGGTAAATCTATCATAGTCAACCGACATTATCAAGGCGACACACCCCCTAGAGAGAGTGAGATACCTCACACTGGGTATCACACCGAGGGCTCTCGGCTAGTATTAGGGTTAATAGACCCATACGCTCAGACTTAGTAAGTCTAAGGCGATTAACGGTATCAGACTTGATACCACCGTGCTTATATTCGAACAATAGTTCGTTATATACATCATTTAGATTATTCATTTAAGTTATCCTTTCTAAGATACTTTCGTGTTAAGAGTTTTATTTGCTAGGCTCACCCTGTCGGGATTATTTGCTAGGCTCACGCTCTAATTCTTTTTCTTTATTTATTTTTTCTTATACTATAAGCCTAGCAGGGGGGACTGACATTATGCTAGTCACAAATCGGACATGTCGGACAAATTAAAAAAAACTTTCAAAAAACATTATGAGTTACATCACATATGGTCGCACTAATCGGGCAAATCGGACATTTTAATATGGTGCATCGTACATTTTAAAATTCTATTAACATTTTTCATAATCCTAAATAATAGTCAACTGGAATACAAAATGCTATAATAAATAAATGTCAGCTAATAGAATCGTTATATGTGAGATATGTGGGCGGGAGATCGAAGTAAGATCTGGCTTTGCTCATTTGACTCTAGCTAGGCATATGAAAGAACATAAGGGGATATAGCCAAGTTGGTTAAGGCACCGAACTCATAATTCGGCTATCATAGGTTCAAGTCCTATTGTCCCTACAAATAATTTTTAATATCTATTGACCTAGGAAAATTCAATATGCTATAATTTTCATCTTGGACAGTTTTCGGAGATGATATCAAGGGTTTAAACTCCAAGTTCTCTCAATGACGGAAAAGTTATTGCTAGTTGCTTCAACCGATGAATTGCAGTTTTATACACTGGACAGTTTCGGGGATCTTAAATTTATATTTAAGGGTATAGGGTTTGTATTCTCCAAATCTGGAAAATGACCCTAAAAATTAAAAACAAAGATATAAAAGACAAAGCTGAAATTTAAAATTTTATTAACATTTATATAAATCTAATATTGTAGTTGACTAAGATTAATTAAGGATACTAATGTCATCAGGGCTAATTGATTTAAAGATAGGCAATGAATTCCTTGACATTCAAAAAATATTAAAACCAAAGCTATCCATAGAGGTAGGAGCCTTTGACGCAGAGTTTTCACTCATGATGCTAGACAGTAAGATATGCAGTAATATTTATGCATACGAAGCATCTGAGGCAGTATACAATAAATTTAAAGGCTCACTATCTGGTATTGAGTATAGGAACCTTGCTATATCCTATTATAAGGGAACGGCAACTTTAGAAATTGATCCAGATGTTCATCCTTCAGATAATGGATCTAATGGAATTAAGAATAAGAGAGAAGTTAAGAAATATACTTACTCTGAGGTAGAGTGCAATAGTTTAGATAATCTACACAAGTCTAATGATAGAAATTGTTTATGGATAGATGTTGAAGGATCTAATAATGAAGTTCTTCTTGGAGCAGAAAATTTGTTAGAAAATACAGATAGTGTTTTTATAGAAACTGAGACTCACAATTATTGGCAGGAACAGTGGCTACATGATGATGTAGTTAATTACCTAGCTAAATATAATCTAACTTTTTACAAATGGGAGAAACAGCATACTAGCCAATATAACTGTATATTCATTAAGGATGATCTAATAGATATAATATCCTAGTCGACTATAATATTTATCATATATAATTAGGGTATGAAATCAGAAAAGTCTTCTGCTGCAAAACAGAAAGCTTCTTTGACTCGATATATTCAAAAAATAAAAACAGCTAATCCATGTCTTGATTGCAAGATCTCCTATCCATACTACGTAATGGACTTTGATCATGTCAGAGGGCGGAAGCATAAGAATGTAATGGAACTTATCCCTACATTATCTAAGAAGCTTATAGATGAAGAAATAGCCAAGTGTGAAATCGTTTGCTCAAATTGTCATAGGATAAGAACTCATAATCGTAAGTCTGCTAAATCTGATAAATCTAAGTAATTATTCTAGTTGACTAGGATTAATATAGTGATATAATAGATATATGCATGATCATCAAGATATAATCTTATACACAGGCAGTCCAATAACTGAAATGCAGCTCATGTGGATTATCATGGGAGCAATGGCTATTCATCACATATGGATGTGGTGGAAAATGAAGAAGAGAGACTGTAATTGTAAATGAAGAAAATCATAGCTCTAATAACTATCATTGCGACAGCAATAGCTTTTGGAACATTTGTAGTTAATACTATCAAAAAGGCGGCATTAGAAGATCTCTTTGATCTTGACCTAAGTGAAGATATAGATGATGAAGACTTATAAGAAGATACTTAGATTTCTATCTTGGTCAATACTCATGATATTGGCTATATTGGTAATAACTGGGATATCTCTTATATCCGCCCCTATTCAATAAATATCTCTAATCCCATACTCTGGGTAGGTACTACCCGATTTCTCCCCGCATATACCCCTCATGGCCCTTCTTAAGGGCATATCTGTCTTCTCGCCGAAGCACTTTTCGGGACTCACTTTTAATTTTCGCACTATGGATGAATTGTTTCACGTGAAACATTGCCATACCTAGTGTTAAATAGTATAATGATTTAATTGAACCATAGCTCAGCTGGCAGAGCGCAGAGCTGTTAACTCTGATGTCCCAGGTTCGAGCCCTGGTGGTTCAGCGAAAAGCATAGAAACCTTCTATGCGGAATAGATAAACTCTTGTGAGTTTATATTATGGAGGTAATATGAAAAAGAAAAATATTGTTGTGGTGCTATCTCTAGTACTTTCTTCAATTGTTTTTGTTCAACCAACAGCTTATGCAGAGTGTACTGCGGCAGACCCATGTGGGGTTTGGTCTGTAATAGATTCTTCTGGAACTATAAGTAATAACATTGTTTGCCAATCTTCTGTTTGCGGAAGCGGACGTCTTGGAGATTTGGTAGTAGTTCCTCAAGTTGCTGCAAATCCAATTACTAATGATACTACAGCACGAGGTGGTTCATGGGGAACCTATGATGCACCGACAGAAACATTTACAATTGATCGAAGAGGTCCTGGATCGAACGTTGAGACACAATCCGAAACAGATGCATCTGGAGTTACAATTTCTGTAGAGTCACAAAGAGCAGGGTATCAGTTTAAATACTCTGACACCGTTCAGTCAACATACGAACTTGATAGATCATATGAGACATTCATTCCCCTACCAGAAAATACTAGAGCCACAGTGTCTGGCAGCATGACTTATCTTGATGAAGAAGAGAAAGAGCAAAAGTATTCAGAGTCATATGTCTTTGATAAAAGAGAGACTTCTGAAGAAGTAAACATAGTTCTCGCAAGAGAAAAAATGAGACTGCTTATAGAAAATATAGATAGGATTCTATCTAAGCTAAGTAAGTGGTTAAAGTAACAATATAAGGTTGCTGCGAGTGTTACATAATGGTAGTGTCTCTGCCTTCCAAGCAGATAGTGCCAGTTCGATTCTGGTCACTCGCTCCACACCTCTATAGCTCAGCGGAAGAGCAACAGGTTTCTACCCTGTGTGTCGGGAGTTCAATTCTCTCTAGGGGTACATAAAACACAAAACCCAATCAGAGGCGGATCCGATTGGGTAGTGTTCACATCCTAAGATGCAATATACGGGGAACATTTTGGGATGCTACGACCCGTATACAATTATTATAAAATGATTATAACTCTAAGTCAAGAGTATTTTAGGTATTTTCTTCTTCCTCAGGCTGAGGGCTATATGATGGAACGGGACCAAGTAGGTACCCTTGGTTATGATACTCAACCATCTTAGAGGTATCTTCTGGACCAACTAGTTTATTTGAGATCAAAGTCAATAGGTCATATATTCGGTGAAGCATTATATAGTTAACCATTGGAAGGTTATCTTCTATATTTTGTGAGGGTTCTTTTTCTTCAGTCATCTTTTCTACCTATATCTTCCCAAAATTTTTCTCTGCCCATAGCGTCTAGCTCAATCATAGGCTCTGACTCAAAAGATGGTTCAGGAACTGCATCTGGAACTGTTGTCATTTGTTTTCTTTCTTGAATTGTGATTAATCCTCTAGTAGCTCTACTTGAGCAATCATATCATTTATTGCCTTTAATCCTAGAAAGTTCTTATATTCACAAGATAGGCAGTATAGGAATATCTTATCTTCAAAATCTAGATTACACATAAGAAGGCCTTGATCTAATGGACAATCCATTTTAGAAACAAGGCCCTCTTGTGATAGAGTCAAGTATTTAGATACGTAGTGTATCTGATTCAACTGTGGGACTCCTTAATTTGATGGAAACTCTGAAATGAGACTCCTGGCCTTACCTGTTGAGGCAGACCATGATGACCAATCTTTTCCGCCTTTGGTCATAAAGTACGTTATCTCTGCGTTTGTTACTGGATCAAATAATTCCTTATTTGAAACTAATTCAAATTTTTCTTTACGATCAGTGCCAAGTTCCCCCAGCATGTTGATCTGAAAAATTCCGTAAGATTTATCTCCAGTCTTGGTGTTATCGTTTAAAGCCATCGGTCTCCCGTTAGACTCTACAAGAGCAACAGCCCAAGCTGTTTTTAAAGCATTTCCTTCAAATCCTACAGCCCATAATAAATCTTTTAAATCTGAGGCTGCAAGCATTTCTGAATGCTTATAAGTTTCATTGCTGAACTTATCTATTATTTCTCTTTTTAGTTGTTTTTCGGTTTTAATTACCTTTGCAGGTAAAGTTGTTAAAGCTTGAGTTGATGTCGGACCAGGCTGGACAGTAAATAGAAATAATGTTATCATCACTATATAAGACCAGTTATGAGCAACATCGCTCAAACGTTCTTTAATTTTCTCCATTGGCATTCCTCCTTTAGAGATAACGAACTATAATAGTAGCATTAAGCGGAAGTCGCTGTCAAGTTAGTCAACTAGAAAGAATATATGGAAATATCTTATTATACGATCAAGGCGGGGCTCAATCCGTCTGTTGGCTTTGGATATGCTGGACAAAATATTGTTAAATCTTTGCAAGAACTAGGACATGTGGTAAAATTTGCAAATCCTTTCACTCCAGTTCAAATAAATTTTACACAGCCTCATCATTTTAAATTACATAAAGGCCAATATCAAATTGGATACACTCCATGGGAATCAACTTTAATGAGGACAGACTGGGTTGAAAGATTTAATTTGTGCGATGAAGTCTGGGCTCCATCAGATTGGAATGCAGAAGTTTATAAAAAGAATGGTGTTACAAAACCTATATTTGTTTATCCTCACGGAATAGAAGATAAGTGGAAACCATTTAAAAGAGTTTTAAAAGAAGGCGAGCCATTTAAATTTTTACACATAGGAGAGCCATCTCCAAGAAAAGACGGGCAGCTAGTTGTAGATGTTTTTATAGAACTATTTGCAAATAATCCAGACTATCAACTAACGATAAAAGCACATGGATCTCATACAATAAGAGTTTATGATAAAAATAATAACTTTGTTCCAATAGATGATGTTTACAGTAATATAAAAGTTATAAAAGAAGAATACTCTGTAGAACAACTAGCAGATTTATATCACAGGCATCACGTTCTTGTTTATCCTACATGGGGAGAAGGATTTGGTTTTATTCCACTGCAAGCTTTGGCAACTGGAATGCCAGTCATATGCACTTATGAGTGGGCTCATTACGAAAAGTATTTAGGTCCACTAAAATTAAACTCTACATTAACAGATGAAACTTTACCAAAATCAGTTGGAGATCCACATGCTGGACAAATGTATAAACCAAGTAGAGAAGATTTAGTTAAGAAGATGTTGGATTCAGTAAGTAATTTTAAAGCTTATTCTGGATATTACTTTGCTCAGTCAACTAAGATTCATGAAGAATATAATTGGATTAACTTAACCAAACAAGCATTTGCTCATATAGTCGATAAGTTCTCTTGACTAAACCGATAGTATTTGATAAAATAGAAAACTAATAAGGAGAAAAAATGGGAAAAGCAAGTTTTATGGCAGATCCAACTAAGCCGTCAGAAGAAAGAATGGCTACAGATTTAGATACTCGTATTAAAATTTTAGGTCAATTTTATATAAATCGTCAAAAGTTTTCTAACGCACAAGAAATATTTGAAGCAAATGATGTTGGAATACCATATGCATTTTTAGTAGCTTCTGGAATAACTATAATGATGGAAGAGTCTTCATCTTATATAAAAGATTCTTGGTTTAGCGTATGTTCTTATTTAGAAATAGATCCAGTCGGAGTATATAAAGATATAAATGATTTATTAGATATTTCTATTTTAAGTAAAAAAGCCAGAGAAGAAGAATAAATAAAAAAATGGCGGATATTCCAGAAATTACTTTAACTGAAGTCCCACATTATAATGTAGTTATATGTACTCCAGGAAGTAGCATGACAAATTCTTACGTATCTAGTTTATTAAATACAATACAAGTTTTAAACTCAATGGGCATTTCCTGGAAATATCAAAATCAATACACATCAATTGTTGCAACTGCAAGAGAAGGCACAATTGCAGACACTATGAATTTTCAGGTTGATACAAATAAACCTGGTTTAGGTAAATATACTTATGATAAAATTTTTATGATTGACTCAGATATATCCTGGACACCAGATTCATTTTTAAATTTATATAATTCTGAAGAAAATATAGTTTCTGGTTGCTATTCTGTGATTCAGTATGAGTACATTGCTGCATTTAGATCAATACATGATAGCTTTCCAATTAATTATAATGAAATTAAAGATGAAGATAATTTAATTGAGGTTGGCTCTGTTGGACTTGGATTTTGTTGTGTAAAAAATGGTGTGTTTGAATCTATTTCAAGACCATGGTTTTTTTATCCAATAATTCCTTACATTGCCGAAGATGGCTCTACAATGCAGTCTCCAAATTTTTCAGAAGACACAGCAATTTGTTATAAGTGGGTTAACGAGGGCGGAAACAAAATAATGCTTGATCCCAAAACAACTGTAACTCACAATAAAACCTTTGCTTTTGATTTAAGTCATTTGAAGAATAATAACCCTAAAGATAAAGTATAGGATACTGGTCAACTAAACTTAGTTGACTAATAAAAATAACTGAAATTGTTTTAAATATAAAAAACTACTTCCCTTACTAAGAAAAGTTTGGTAGAATAGTATCTCAACTAAAATCATAAACCGCAAGGCGGAGAAAAGGTGTTATTCAAAAATGTCAAAAACTATTGCAAACCCATACGAAAATTTTATTGCTTTATCAAGATACGCAAGATGGATGTCAGAAGAAAATCGTCGTGAAACCTGGGCAGAGACAGTAGATAGATATTTTGATTACATGCTAAACTACATTGGAAAAAATAATGGTTATACCCCAGATGAAAATTTATTAAAAGAATTAAAAGAAGCCGTTTATAATCGTGACGTTATGCCATCAATGCGATCTGTAATGACAGCAGGTGCCGCTTTAGATAGAGATCATGTGGCTGGATACAACTGCTCATTTATTCCAGTAGATTCACCAAGGTCATTTGACGAAACAATGTATATTCTTATGTGTGGCACTGGGGTTGGATTTTCTGTTGAATATAAATATGTTAATAAACTTCCATCTATCCCAGAGTCTTTTGAAAAGTCTACGACAATTATTGTTGTAGAAGATTCTAAGTCTGGTTGGGCAAAAGCATTTCGTGAATTACTTGCACTTCTTTGGTCTGGTCAGATTCCATCAATTGACGTAAGCAAGCTTCGTCCAGCAGGTGCAAGACTTAAAACTATGGGTGGAAGGTCATCAGGACCTCAGCCTTTAGTGAACCTGTTTGATTTTACAATTGCAAAATTTAAAACTGCATCAGGTCGATCATTTAAACCAATTGAGGCGCATGACATTATGTGTAAAATTGGAGAAATTGTAGTGGTTGGTGGAGTTAGAAGATCTGCATTAATTTCTCTTTCTAATATCAATGATATTGAAATGGCACAAGCAAAAACTGGAAACTGGTGGGAGCATAATCCACAACGTGCTCTTTCCAATAACTCTGTTGCGTATTCTCGTAAACCAGAGATGGAACAATTTATTGCAGAATGGAAATCTCTATATGATTCAAAATCGGGAGAACGAGGTATATACAATGTGGCCGCAGCTCAAGCCCAAGCAGCCAAGTATGGAAGAAGAGATCCAGATATACACTA